TTTCAGATAGTACAACTGAAAAAGAGTATGAAGATATGCCAAAGAAGAAACACCCAGAAAAAACTGTAAAATATAATAAGAAAAAAGAAAAATCAAAGGTTGAGGAACAGTTAGAAAATGAAATTGTTAAATTAATTGAGGGTCACATAAACCCATCAATGACCAAAGGTGATTTAATTAAGGTTATTTTAGAAAAAACAAAAAAAGAAGACTCAATGATATTGAGAAACCCAAAAAAAATGACTATGTTTTCAAAAGATGAAGGTAAAGAAATGAAAACTATGAAAAAACCAATTGGTAAATTATTTAGTATGGGTAAAGAAATGTCAGAAAACACCGAAACAGCTCCAGTAAAACCTGGAACCAAAGAAAAAACAAAATCACCTGGTAAAGATAAAAACCCATTCAAAAGACCTGGACCAAAAGAAAATCCAAAAGCTAAAAAAGGTAAAGAAGAAAAAAAGAACGAGTTTATCTCAGTAATAAAACAAGCGTTAAATTTAATGTAATGGGAAATAGAAATTTAGAAAGATTAATAAGAAAAATAGTAAACGAGGCTCCCGTGGAGTACGGTGATTACCCAGAAAGAATGCACCCAAGGACCCAACAAAGAATCGAGGATCCTGAAGGAATTTACGCTAAAAATAGAGGGTTTAAAGGTGGTGTTGGTGACGTTGAGAAAATGACAGAAAAACGATTTAAAGAAATTGTTGATTATGTTAAAAGATACTACGGTACCCAAGAAAACATAACCAATCCACAAGTTAAAAGAGCGATCCAAATGGAACAAATGATGTCCGTAAGACAGGTTATGGGTATCGAACCTAGTTATAGGGAGGAACTTAGAGATTTAGCTATGGAGATAGCGGCAAAGGAAGAAGGGTGGATACCGTCAAACATGACAATGGAAGAAGCTGTAGAAGAGGGCGTTGTATCCAAAGAAAGAAAAGAGGGTGGTGTTGTTTATAAGTTCGATTTCATCAACGTACTAACATTTTTAGGTGAACAAAGAATTGACCCGAATCAATTTCAGATGAAGTCAAAAGAAATGAAAAAATTGGAATTACCTAAAAACTTCTCATTTGATATTGATGAGTTAACTCCGGATGAACAAAGACAACTTGAGATTGAGAAAAGAAATGTAATAAACGCGATTATCCAGGGTAAGGGTAAACGTGGTCAATTTGCTTATCAAATGTATAAGGATAGATTGGATGAAATTGATCCTTCTTTATATCCATTGTATAATAAAATTATGGCCGCTAATGACTTAATGTATTTCACCGATGAGGATCTTATTGAAGCTCTAGGTGGTAACGCAGCTGGATCCGCTGGTAAAATGGATGGTGATGAAGATGAGGATGAAGATGAAGGTGGGGGTGAAGAAAATGAAGAAAACGACACATATTTCGCTAACGGTGTAATCTTTCCAATTTTACTACACGAATTATTTAAAACGTTTTCAATAGTTACGTCAAGAGCTCAATGGACTGATATGGATCTTGGTATGGCTCAAGATGTTATTGGTCAAACCGACACAATGACAAACGAACCAATGAATTTCCGTGTTGGTGCTGAATTAGTTAGAAAAATAAGATTATTATTACCGGATGAATTAACAACAGATCCTGAAGGTAAAAAATATTACCCATTTTTTGAACAAATTTTATATAGTGTACCAGCTGAATCATTCTTACGTGACATCATATCTAATGTGGTATCCAATGATAGAGATGACAATCAAAAAGCTTCTAGAAAGTTTGTTGAGATTTTACAACAAGCTAAAGAACAGTATAAACAATACAAAGAAGGTGGTGATGACGATGATGACGAGTATGATGAGGAGGAAGAAGGTGGTATGACTTATTAAGTTCATAATATAAAAACAGTAGAAACCCCCACATTAGAAATAATTGGGGGTTTTGATATTTATATAGAAATATCTTTATGAGTTTATCAAAAGAACAATTAATGTTAGAGTATGTTCGATGTATGAAAGACACACCGTACGCGTTAAGAACCTACTTACAGACATATGACAATACCGTATCGAGATATGTACCTCTAGAGTTATTCCCAGACCAAGTTTCACTATTGAACGACTATGAGGAATATGAGGAGAATATCGCACTTAAATATCGTCAAGCTGGTGTATCAACAGTAACCGCAGCTTGGGTTTCAAAGAGATTGGTTTTCGCTAAAAAGGAAAGACCGGAAAAAATTCTAATAATCGCGAACAAGTTGGATACGTCCATGGAGATGGCTAATAAAATTAGATCTTTTATCGACCAATGGCCGAAATGGGTTGGGACTGGATTTTCATCTGACAAAAATTCACAAAGACATTATAAGTTAACAAACGGATGTGAAGTTAAAGCGGTTGCGACATCCCGGGATGCGTTACGTGGATATACCCCCACGATACTTGTATTTGATGAGGCCGCGTTTATCGAAGCTGATGGGGATTTCTGGGCAGCTTGTATGGCTTCACTATCCACGGGTGGTAAAGTTATCGTAGTGTCAACACCAAATGGATTTGACCCAATTTACTATGAAATCTACAACCAAGCGGTTAAGGGGATGAACCAGTTTAAAATATCTGAGATGTTCTGGTGGAGAGACCCCAGATATTCCAAAGATTTGTTTTTGGTACCAACAGATGACATGGTTGATTATTTACTAAATAAGTCGGAAAGGGATCATTCCAAGAATATTTCATTTGAACATGTAGATCCATATGAACGTGATTATAATGAGTTACAGGGATTATTTAACCAAGGATATAAACCATGTTCAACATGGTATGAAAAGATGGTTAAAAAACTAAAATATGATAAGAGAAAAATAAATCAGGAGTTAAATTGTGAGTTTCTTGGATCCGGGGACAACGTATTTGACTCAAAACAATTAGAATATATTAAAGAAAATACAATAATGGAACCTGTGACTAAACTTATGGGTAATTCATTGTGGATTTGGAAGGAACCAGAACAAGGTCACAAGTATATTATGGGTATTGATGTATCCAGAGGTGATAGTGATGACTTTAGTTCAATACAAATTATTGATTTTGACGAACGTGAGCAAGTATTGGAATATGTTGGTAAAATACCACCGGATACTTTAGCTGAAATAGCTTATAAATGGGGGACAATGTATTCATGTTTTGTGGTTGTTGATATCACAGGTGGTATGGGTATTACTACGGTAAGAAAAATGCAGGAACTTGGTTATAAAAATATGTACATTGATGGTGTAGATAGTACTAATATATGGTCGTACAATCCAAAAGCTGGTGAAAAGATCCCAGGTATAAATTTTAACAATAAACGGGTTCAGATTATCGCGGCTTTTGAGGAGTATGTTAGACATAAGTTTAAGATCCGTAGTGTTAGGTTATACAATGAAATGAACACATTTATTTATTTAAATGGTCGACCAGATCACCAGAAAGGTCAACATGATGATTTAATAATGGGGATATCAATGCCGATATATGTCGGAGAATCATCATTTTCAAAATTAGAACGTGTAACTGAACACACAAAAAAAATGTTAGATTCGTGGTCAGTGGCTCATAACGAAACGGTGGCAAATGAGGTCTACTTTAATCCCACATTACCAAATGTTAATGTTAAACACGACAGATATGGTCGACAAGTAACGGAAGCTTCCAAAAGTGACTATGTTAAATACGGTTGGTTATTTGGTGGTAGGTAATATTTATTAATATGGGATTTGTAAGACGTAGGGTTTCTGGTAATTATTTTGGTGGGTCTAGTTTAATAGTACCTGGTCAAGGTGTTTATAGTATAAAAAAATATAACAATTTCGTCGGTAAATCTGGGATAAAAAAAGATAATTATGACGATATTCCATTACCAACTCCAACACCAACTCCAACACCTACTAACACACCAACCCCAACAATGACCAATACCCCAACAATGACCAATACCCCAACAATGACCAATACCCCAACACAAACACCTACTGTAACCCCAACACAAACACCTACTGTAACCCCAACAATGACCCCAACACCAAGTGGATTACCAGAGTGTAAATGTTATAATTTTATTTATAGTTTTAGTGGTCGTGAAGATAGGTGTGTTGCAAGATATATGGATTGTGAGGACAATAATAATGAAGTAACTCTTAACGTGGGGGATAACTATGTGTGTACAAAAGATCAGAGTAGTTTTATCCTAACATCAGGGTGTAGAGGTTCAATTGTTGAGGTAATTGATAATGGTGTTTGTGACAATTTATGTGGTCTTGGTGTATGTATAGAATATGAAATTTACAACCCACTAGAATCACCTTGTGAAGTTTACTACATTGATTGTGTTGGTGATAGAGGATTTTACACTGTAGCTCCGTTTGATACTGTGTCTATTTGTACAACATCCGGATTTGAGAACAGGTGTAAGGCGTTAGACATTACAGAGATTGGACCTTGTGTTTAGGAATTATTTATATTTATTAAAAAATGTTTAAATTATAACCATGGAACAAAATAAAAATTTAACAATATGGCAGAAGTTATCCAAAACGTTTGGACCAAACTCCTTACTGGGTATGGATTATCCGTCATATAAATTCGATAAAAAAGAACTATTAAAAACCACGGACAAGGAAACGTACGAAAGAGAAAAATTACAACTCCAACAATCGTTTTATTTATCCAGTCAGTGGCAAAAAGTTGAAAATAATTTGTACACCCAAGCGGTTTACTATGAACCAAATCGTATAGCGGCGTTCTATGATTACGAATCAATGGAATACACCCCAGAAATATCGACCGCTTTGGATATCTATTCTGAGGAATCTACAACACCAAATCAAGATGGTCACATATTACAAATCTATTCCGAGTCAAAAAGGATTAAGGGAATATTAGCCGATTTGTTTAATAACACATTAGACATTAATACCAATCTACAAATGTGGATTAGAAATACATGTAAGTATGGTGATAACTTTGTGTACCTTAAATTGGACCAAGAAAAGGGTATTGTTGGGTGTATACAATTACCAAACATTGAGATTGAACGTTTGGAGAGGGGTACAGAAGCTATGTCAATAAACGCTTCACCGGATCCAAAAGCTAAGGGTGTTAGATTTCACTGGAAAGCGAAAGATATGGAATTCAACACTTGGGAAATAGCTCACTTCAGATTACTTGGTGATGATAGAAAATTACCATACGGTACATCTATGTTGGAGAAAGCGAGACGTATATGGAAACAACTTGTACTAGCTGAGGACGCTATGTTAATATATAGAACATCGAGAGCACCAGAACGTAGAGTGTTTAAAGTTTATGTTGGTAACATGGACGATAAGGATGTTGAAGCTTATGTACAACGTGTAGCGAATAAATTTAAACGTGACCAAGTTGTTGACAACAAAACTGGTAATGTTGACTTACGATTTAATCAGATGGCGGTCGATCAGGATTATTTTATTCCTGTTAGAGATCCAGCCCAAACAATGCCGATAGAAACATTACCAGGTGGTACAAACCTATCTGAAATCGCGGATATTGAGTATATCCAAAAGAAATTGGTTACCGCTTTAAGAATACCAAAAGCTTATTTAGGTTTTGAGGAGGTCGTTGGTGATGGTAAAAATTTATCGTTACTGGATATTAGATTTGCTAGAACAATAAATAAAATACAAAAAAGTATTTTAGCTGAATTAAATAAAATCGCTATTATTCACTTATTCCTAATGGGATTTGAGGATGAATTACAAAACTTTACATTAGGGTTAACAAACCCATCTAAACAAGCTGACTTGTTAATGGTTGAGGTTTGGAAAGAAAAAATGTTACTTTATAAAGATTGTGTGGGTGAAATACCTAAGTCAATACAACCAACGTCAGCGACGTGGGCTAAGAAACATATTCTTGGTATGTCTGATGAGGATATTAAACTTGACATTAATCAAATTAGAATGGAGAGAGCTATTTCAGCTGAACTCGATAATACCGCTACGGTTATTACCAGGACTGGAATATTCGATAACGTAGATAGGTTATATAAAACGGTAACCGGTAGTACACAACCAACAACACCAACAGCTGGTGGACCATCATCACCACCTCCTCCAGGTGGGGGAGCTCCACCACCACCTCCACCACCTCCAGGACCTGAAGAACCGTTAGCTGATGAGGTAACACCAAGAAAATTAGGTTTATTATTCGAGGATAATAACACAACGTTTGATGAGTATTTTAACCACAATAAAAATAATTCTTTGGGTGAAATTTCGGAAGAGTTAGATAAATTGTTAAATGGGTAATATTTATACTAAAAAAGATCATGGAATTTGGTATATTAAAAACAAAAATTGAGGACAAACTGGTTCACTCATATGTCAATAACACAATGAAGAAGGATTTATTTGTTTTCGAACAATTAATTTTAAATAATAAAAATTTAAGTAAGTTGTACCTAATGTATGATGAATTATCATCAAAAAAAGGTTTATCAGAATCTGTTGGTAATGATTTTATAACTGAAAGTATTTCCGAATTTAAATCAATTAAAAAAAATATAACAAAGTCAGACTTGGATGAAATCAACATGTGGATTGGACATTTAAAATCGGAAAATAGATATGTTGATATTGACAACCTTTTTACCACTAACGTCACAAAACTTGAGGAAAAAGTTAAAAGTAAAAAAAATATTTTAACAAATTTAATGGATACTCAAAATATAACTGAATCAAAACCTAATGTAACTTTATCTAATTTAATGAACATAGCTAACAAAACTGTTAACGATTATCTAGACACATTATCTGAATCAGAAAAAAATGAAGTTAAAAAATTAATAAGTGAGGATGAGAATAAATTAATGGTTGAGTTTAACTTTATAAAAGAAAATTCAATTAACAGATTAAATAAGTTAAAATTGTCGGAGTCAAACACTGATGTGATAAAAACCATTGACGAGACAATATCTAAAATTGAGGGTGAGGACTTTTCAAAAGTATCTTACGTTAAATTAAAAAGACTAAATGAGGATCTTTAATTTTTGTTTTTAAATTTTTCTCTGTATATAGCTTTATTTAAAATCTGTCTTTTTACGACAGATTTTTTTTTGTATTCTTTTCGATCATTTAGAAAACTATTCTGTCTTGTTTTAATTACCTTACTCTTCAATTCTTTAAGAGCTTTCTCAATTTCATTTTTTCTTACCTTAACTATTAACATAATTCAAATTAAATGTTTATTATATTGATATATATACAAATTTTTCGTAAACTTATTAAAAAATAAACAAATATACTATGAAAAATAGAAATGAAAAAAGGAAAAACGTCAAAAATAGATGGTTTTAAAAATTCAAAAGTTTTATACGGAACTGTTGACTCAAAAAATTTAAAATCTTTATATCTAAATTTACAGACCTGGGTTGAACCCAAATACGAGTCTGAAAACTGGCCTAGAGTCATCATGAACATGAGTAGATCAGTTAAACATTCAATATATAATAATTTAGATACATCATTATTCAATAAAAATTACATTGTTGATCTTGATTTAAGATCTAGTGGGATTCAGATTAATAAAAAATCATTTATGAATCTAGAAATAAATCTATATTTAACGGAAAATATGGATTTTAAATCAAACGAAATAAAAAAATCATTAAAAAATTTACTTAAAAGAATATATTCTGAGGTTTTAAATAATAACACACATTTTGATTTTTATCTAACCAAAAATGGAAATTATAAAGAGGTTAAGATAAAAACAGAAAAAGTTTAATATTTATTATAAAACTTCGAAATGAAAATATTAGCACCTAATGAAACCGGTAAGGGTATTCTAATTGAGTACGACGCTGGGTATATAAATCCTAAGTCGGAAAACAACCACTATATAATGGAATCCAAAAGTTTTATGGACCATTCAAAACCATTTGAGTTCTACGCTGTACTCCAGAAGTATGACACACCAAATAGAAATGGACGTGTATACCCTAAGAACATATTGATGAGGGAATCGGATAATTACAAAAAGATGATTGATAAGGGTATTTCGTTATCTGAGTTAAATCACCCAGAGTCATCTCTTATAGATTTAGATCGTGCGTCACACATCATTACAGACATATGGTGGGATGGTCCGGTATTACTTGGTAAACTAAGATTACTAACTAGTCCTGGGTTTCATGAGAGTGGGATATGTTCAACAAAAGGTGATATAGCGGCTAACTACCTTAGACAAGGGGTTACACTTGGTATTTCATCTAGAGGTGTTGGTTCCTTAAAAAAGGTGGGGGACAGAAACGAAGTTCAGGATGATTTTGAATTAATTTGTTTTGACTTAGTTTCATCACCGTCAACCCCAGGAGCTTATCTATTTTTAAATAAAGATGATCGATCTAAATATGAAGAAAATTTAGATGAGGAAAAGAAAATGAATATAGAAAGAGCTACCGGAGTAGAATCATCATCTATAGACAAAACAAAAAGTTTAATGGATAAATTATCTTCATTTCTTGACAAATAAAAAAATAAGTTTTATTTTTGTTCTAAATTAATAAATTAATAAAATTATGGAACAAGGACAAATGTATTTTGTGACCAAAATCACTTCCGACTTATTGGATAGTGAAACTGGTAAAGTTAGAAAAGTAAAAGAAGAGAAGTTGGTATTGGGGTATAGTCCAACTGACGTGGAAGCTAAAGTAACAAAAGTATATGAGAATTATACGATGGACTGGAGAATCACATCAATAACTGAAAGTAAAATTGATGAGGTTATCGAATAAAAAAAAATAATTTAATATTTTTTAAAAGGTGGGGATACATTTGTGTCCCCATTTTTTTTTACTTAAAAACCGAATTAATTGAATTTTTTTGATTTCAATACTATTTATATGGAAACAAAACAATAAATGAAAAAAAATTCTTTAGTAGAGGATACACTATTCCAGATTAATAATCTGGAAAACGTTATTAAAGAGAACGCACAAGGAATACTTCAATCAACAATGAAGGAAGAAATCAAATCTTTAGTAAAAGAATCGTTAATGGAACAAAGTGAACCAGCGATTGATGACGAAGACGAAGTAGAAGGGGTTGCAGAACCTATGGACGACACTCAGGATCTAGGTGATGATGACATGATGGCTGATGATGACATGATGGCTGATGATGACATGATGGCTGATGATGACATGATGGCTGATGATGACATGATGGATGATGACGAAACTATTGACATGACTGACGCTTCACCAGAAGAAGTTCTTAAGGTGTTCAAAGCTATGAGTGATGAAGATGGAATTATCGTTAAAAAAGACGATAACATGATTCATTTAACAGATGATGATAATGAGTATTTAATTAAATTAAACGAGTCCATGAGAGATTTTGAATATGAAGACGACGATTTTGAAGATGATTTCGAAATCCCAGTAAAAGCTAAAAGACACAGGGACCACGGTCACGGATCTAAAAAATTCGAAATGGATTTAGATGATCTTGAACTTGACGAGTATGATTATATGGGTCATGACTTATATGAATCAGACCCTATGGTTTATGAGGTAGATGATTATGATGATCTAAATGAAGGAGATCCTATGGTTTATGAAATGGACGATGAGGAATCTGGAGCTTATAATCCGGATGATACAATCTATGAAATTGAAATGAACGTTGATTCAGATGATTTTGATGATGATTCAGATGAGATTGATTTTGATGAGATTGATTTTGATGACGATGAGGTAGTTCGTGAGTCTAAATCGTTTAAAGCTAAAGGTATGGGTATGGGGTCACCATCAAAATTCAAATATGGTAAACGACCAAACTTAGACAAAGGTTTTGATGAAGACATGAAAGAAGGTCCTAAACACAAATTTACTGGTAAAGCTAAATTTGAGTATAAAGAGGAAGTTAATTCTGATGGTAAATTAAAACCACTATCTAAGAAAAAAGAAACAAAAGAAGCTTCTAGAACTCTTGGTAATGGGAAAAGATTTGGAAGAATGGGGTTAGATAAACCAAAAGCAGCTCCAAGACACCTAAGAAAAGAAAGTACTGAGGAACTTCACGTTTTAAGAAATAAGAATGAGGAGTATAGAAAAGCTTTGGATCTTTTTAGAAATAAACTAAATGAAGTGGCTGTATTTAATTCTAACTTAGCTTACGCTACACGATTATTTACGGAACATTCAACAACTAAACAAGAGAAACTTAATATTCTTAAAAGATTTGACAATGTCGATACTTTAAAAGAATCTAAGAATCTTTATCAGTCAATTAAAGGAGAACTTTCAGAAGGAAAAACTGAATCTGGTAATATTACAGAATCAATCGAGAGAACAGTATCTAAAGCACCAACAAATGGTTCAGCTGTTAATCTAATTGAATCTAAAACTTATGAGAATCCTCAGTTTTTAAGAATGAAAGACTTAATGACAAAAATAAAATAAATAAACCTAAAAATAAAAACCTAAAAAAATGGGAGCATTATTAGAATCAGGTCTTGTAGGTAACATCGGGTTAAAACACCTTAAAGTTATCAAAGAAGACACAATAAACAAATGGGACAGATTAGGGTTCCTAGAGGGTCTTAAAGGACACTTAAAAGAAAACGTAGCTCAGTTATATGAGAACCAAGCGTCTTTCCTAATTAACGAAGCAACTTCTGAAGGTTCAAACGGAGCTTTCGAAACTGTTGTTTTCCCTATCGTGAGAAGAGTATTCTCTAAATTATTGGCTAACGATATCGTATCGGTACAAGCTATGAACTTACCAATCGGTAAATTGTTCTACTTTATTCCACGTATCCAAGGTTACGCTTCCGGAGATACTCCAAGTGCAGCTAATGGATGGACTGGATTTGGTGAACATTATTCACCAATCGGATCACCAGAAGCGGTAGCTAAAGGTGAAAATGATCCAGGACAAGGATACCCAGGATATTTAGGAATCAATAACAAACCATTCAAGAAAAATCTTTATGATTTATTTTATGAAGGTTCTGAAGGTGAATTAGATCCTCCAGGATTATTTGATTACTCTAAAGGTTCTTGGACAGCTGTTTCACAAACCACAACAATGCAGGTATGGGTTGGTTCTGGTTTAGAAGACGCTGACGCTGGTCAATTAGATGATCAAACAAACCTTCGTAAAGTTATTGTTAAACTTTGTGGATGGAAATCTATTCCAGGTATTGGTAAATTAATTGGTCCTGATGGTCATGAGGTAGATTCAGAAACTTTCCTTTCTGATTTAAGACTTTACGCTAACACACCTTTCTTGACTGAAAATTCACCTTGTAATCCATTGTTTAACCAAAATGGTCCTAACTCTTTATTGTTCCGTGTGGTAACACAAATCTACGGTAAGGGTATCGTTCAACCTACATCAAATCTACAGTACACTGATTATCCAGGAAATGGTAACGGTGGTGCGTTTAACAACACTTGTGATGACGCTGGTTGTATCTACTTAGAAGTTGATCTTTCTTGTCCAGCTTGTGCTACATGTGGTGATTCTTCATTAGATGGATACACAGGATCAACAACGGTTGAAGCTGTGGACATCGAATCAATCACAGCTGTTTGGAGACGTTATAAAAACTTGGAGTTTGAAGATCAAATTGGTGAGGTTTCTTTCGACTTGGAATCTGTTACAGTTTCTGTCGCTGAAAGAAAACTAAGAGCTCAATGGTCTCCAGAATTAGCTCAAGACGTTGCGGCATTCCACAACATCGACGCTGAAGCTGAATTAACAGCTTTATTATCTGAACAAGTAGCTGCGGAAATCGACCGTGAAATCTTACGTGACTTACGTAAAGGTGCGGCTTGGAACCTACGTTGGGATTACAACGGATGGAGAAGAGTACAACAAGTAACTTCTTACACTCAAAAAGACTGGAATCAAACATTGATTACAGCGATTAACCAATTGTCAGCTCAAATCCACAAGTCAACTCTTCGTGGTGGTGCTAACTGGATCGTTGTTTCTTCTGAAGTTTCAGCTATTTTTGATGACTTAGAATACTTCCACGTATCTAACGCTTCACCTGAGCAAGATCAATACAACATGGGTATCGAAAGAGTTGGTACTTTAGCTGGTCGTTACCAAGTGTATAGAGATCCTTACTTCCCACCAAACCAAATCTTGTTGGGTCACAAAGGTACTTCTTTATTGGACACTGGATACATCTACGCTCCATACGTACCTCTACAATTAACACCTACAATGTATAACCCATTCAACTTCACACCTATCAAAGGTATCATGACTAGATACGCTAAGAAAATGGTTAACAACCGTTTCTATGGACGTATCACAGTTGATGGAGTTCGTACATTTGATTTAAGAGAATTGAGATAATCAATATATCTTTAGTATAAGAAAAGGTCAGAGAAATCTGACCTTTTTTGTTATATGTTAATTTTTACCTATGTTTTGTTCATTTATTAACTAATTTATGACATGATAATATATTGTACAAATATTTATTAAGTACAAAGATTTTTATTATGAAAAAACATATTATTTTTTTATTAATGGTTTTCATTAGTTTTATTTCTAGGACACAATGTGGTAATTACATTATCCATGAAAGTTTTACAAGTACGTTACCAACACAAGGGGGTACATGGTCATCAAATTCAATGATTGTTTTAACATCACCAGTTAGGACTGGTACTCACTCAATTGGGTTTAATGGTACCGGTGATTGGGTTAGAACACCACAGATATCTAATCCAGGTGTATTATCTTTCTGGTATCGTAGAAGTGCTAATTCAACCGCTTGGACACTAAATATACAAACGTCACCGGATGGTATAACTTGGACCACTCGTGGGTCTATAACCACAATCACGACAACATACACACAATACACACTCGATATTGGATCTATTGGTTTAACAAATGTTTTCATAAGACTCCTAGATTCTCGAGCTTCTGGAGCTCATGAAAGATATGTTGACGATTTAAATCTCACATCAACTGTCTCATCACAAAATTTATTAATACCAATACTCTCAAGTTGTTCACAAACATTGTCGTCCAGCTTAACTTACACTTTAACTGATGATGGTGGACCATCTGGGCCAACATTAACCGGATATGGTAACAACATTAACAGAACCGTAACATTTTCACCGTCCGATAACACAAAACTATTGGAGTTATCATTTACACAGTTGGATTTAGAAACTGGGTACGATTATTTATATGTGTATGACGGTCCAAATACATCATCAACACTTTTAGCGACATTAAATGGTACAACAATACCACCAAATATAACCGCGACAAATTCGACCGGACAATTGACCATACGATGGACCACAGATGTATCTAATGTTGGTACTTGGGGTGGGTTCGCTGTAACAATTAATTCAACATCACCCGTATCATTACCGGTCGATCTTATGTCGTTTGACGGTGTGGTTTATCCTGGATTTAATTTAATTAGGTGGGTTACAGCTTCTGAATATAATTCAGATTACTTTCAAATCGAAAGAAGTACTGACGGTGAAATATGGAAAATTGTTTCCACAAAAACAGCTTCTGGTAATAGTAATACAAAGGTGTATTATAGTTATCTAGATAACATTGATGAATTTACCATTAATTATTATATATTAAAACAATATGATTTTGATGGTAAATGTAAAACATATGGACCAATATCTTTAGACAATACAAAACAATTTAAAAAAGTATTAAAATATGTTGATGTATTTGGTAGGGAAGTTGACCAGTACACAAATGGTTTGTTATTTGAGTTATATGAGGACGGTACAATGAGAAAAATAATTAGGTAGTTGATAACACCCTAATGGCTTTTGATATCACTTCAGTTTCACCAATAGTAAACGACCCCCTATTATGAGCTGATTTAACGGATTCTACCAGGAAATAAATCGATCTTTCCCTATCCATTGTGGATAACATAAGTTCTAGATGTTCTTCATTTAGGATATTTATAGACCCAAACAAATTACCGTAAATTTCCTCTTTTTCTTCCATAAAGATATTTATATAATAATGATAAGTAATAACAAAATAAAGGAAATAATACAAGAAGTAACATCCACTAATGGAAGTCGAGGATCTTATATTGGACCCCTCCAAAATGGGATTAGATTATTTAAAAAAGATCAATTGGACCCATATACAGTACCTGTGTCAAAATATGATAGTCCAGAATTGGAATATGACAGTTATGATGGTAAAATGGACACACCAAAAAAGAAAATAAAATCAATTGAAAAAAAGGCTAAAAAATCCTCAGAGTATTTAAAAAAACACCCGAACTCAACATTTAGTGATGATGAGGGTAATGTTATTAATCCGTCACCTGGTAAAATAAATGAAGTGGATACCACAACATCAGCTGGTGGGTATAATGGACCTATGGAACTTGGTTTACGTAAATGGAAAAAACATATTTTAGGACCATATACCGATGAGGTTGATCATCACACCACAAAAAAACATAAACAAAAGACTCTTAAAAATAATGTAAAACGTATTGTTGGTGTTTGGGAAAAGGATCCAAATACAAAATCACATGATGTGGAGACATACCCGGTACACACAATTAATGAAGACCTGGGGGTTTGGTTTGGTACTAAAAAGAAACCTAAAGGGTCAAAACAACCAAAAGGTCCATGGGTTAATATTTGTCGAAAGGTAGATGGTAAACATCCTCCATGTGGGAGACCTGACACTGATAAGGGGGGTTACCCTAAGTGTAGAGCTGCTGGTGTAGCTGGTAAAATGTCAGATTCACAAAAAAAATCGGCTTGTCAACAAAAAAGAAAAGCTGAAAAGAAAGACACACAAAGTGGTAAAGGTCAAAAACCTGTTATGACTTCATATAAGACCCGTAACGAGTCGATTGGTAAGTTGGTTGACCTAATCCTTATCGAGATTAGAAATTCTTTCTAAAACGTTGTGTAGTGAGTTTTTAATCTGTGAATTTACAACATCCTCATAATTTAAACGTCTTTTTTCAGTTTCCATATCGAAAATTTGAGTAATACGTTCCCAGTCACGATTGGACAACTTAACACTATAGTGATACACATGATTTGTTAAGTCGACTCTTTTATAATCCATAGTAACAAATATGTCAAGTTCTTTGTTTTCCATATACCTTTTATTAGACATTGGAGCGATCATAAATTTGGTTGACGGGTGTTTTATTACTTTTAAACAAATCATAAAACATGTTTTTTCATATGTAGTCGCTTCCTCTTCATATGTTGGTAGTGTTCGACCCTTTTTAAACCAAATGTAGAATCTTAATTTTAAACGTCTAAAAAATCTAAATAGTTTCTTTTTCATAATGTTAATTTGTTTGACAAATATACACGAAAAAACTAATTAAACAAATTTTTTGGTTTTTTTTTAACAATAAGGGGGAGAACATCGTTTTTTACCATCAAGTCCTGGTTTTGTACCTTTACATACTTGGACAGCGTATCCATTTGCGTAAGCACTTGGGTAAACATCGAATTTGGATTTGGCTGCTGACTTACCCCTGGAACACAATTTAGTACCTGATTTTTTTTTACCTTCAGACATCATATCTTTATCGTCAATATTCATTGACATTTCCATCCCATCTTTTTTGGATTCGTTCATAATAAAATCAAAAACTTGATCCATGTTGTTTTTAGCTTCGGATATGTGATCCTGAGCCCAATCATGTCCATTTTCTAATATTGATTCCACCATTTCCCGATCCAGGTCCAATAGTAAATCACACTGTCGTCTCATTTGTTCAAGGTTTGAGAAGAACATATATCTTGATGACATATGTTCTTCCTCCATTAAAACTCTCCTAATTATTCTATTTAAATTCATATCTATATTTTTTTAATTGTTCAGTCCAAACATTCCACCTAATGTCACCGAACCCATTTGTGTTACCGGGGTTCCATATCCATCGGACCACACTGGATGTGGAGGTGATACCTGTGTAACTGTTCCTCCGGTCGCTCCACAATCACAACATATTACACATTCAAAGTATTCAGTACCAGCACTTCTTGGCGGTTCAGTTCTATTCGGGTTCAATAATCTACATTGTGTCCCACTTAAATAATAATCCGCTAATTCAAATGCTGGGTATATATTATCCACTGGACATGTGTTAACGACTGTAAAACAATTACCGTAAATGTCACTAATTGTTGGTCTAGGTACTAACCTTGGGAATCCAGTAACGGTTATCCATTCCGATAGGGTTAATGTTACTTGTGATTCAACTAACGTATCACAATTAATTACAGTAATACCTAATGTTGAGTTTAACTCACACTCACCACACGTTGAGTAGGGTAAGTGTGATTCTGATTCAAATATAAAATCTGGGATACCGTAATTAACTTCCGACCATGTATCTAAAATCTGAAAACATAAAAAATTAGAATTTCCCCAATGTGATTTAACAAAGTCATTAATGTTATAAACACCACTTGGTGCTACTAATATTCCAGATACACCAGTGTTACATTCTTCACAATAAAATAAGTCGTGAGACACCATTTCACAACTACCGCAGTTGTCATATGATAATAAACTGTAGAATGTATAGTCACCATCAAAATCAGGTCTAGTATTTGTTACTTCACAACAAACGTTATAAACTGGGTGGAAGAATGTGTTACCATTTGGAATATACTCATATGAATTTATCGACCCGTTAATAAATTGTGATAACAACCCAACTGTTATTAGACTTGAGTAAGATGTGAAGTATACGGTATTTGACCATATTGTCATTCCATTTGGTGATCCGTCAGTTGTGTTGTAAATCTGGATCATTGTATTTGTTGATGGGTCTATCTCATAAATTTCATTCGGACACGGGTCTGTAATGTATAACTTATTATTAACCCCATCAAATAATATTTCTTTATCACAACAGCAACTATTAAGTCCTGGTGAGTAGTTTGAAACTGACGATGTGTTTAAATCTATTACTGTGTAGGTCGTACTAACTGTGGCAACATATAATAAATTATTTGACAAGTCATAACTCATTGATGTCCCTTGGGAAGCTATCCCAAATGTTCCAACCGGGGTGTATGCCGTATTAAAAATTTGTACATAATTATTACCCGTACCACAAACATAAATCAAACTTCCTATTTGGAGTATGTCGTTTACACCCTCTATTATTGACGGGAAAACATTAACTTGGGTTACGGAACTATAAGATGGTACGGTGTACATTCTAATTTCATCTGAACCTGTTGCGTTTTCAACACCCACGTAAAAATAACCATCATTTGTGTTAAAATAAGCAACTTTAGGGTAGTACGGATATCCAAGACTGAGTGTAAATGGACTCATTGTTGATGTATCAACAAAAGTGATTGAATTACTATTATAGTTTGGTATTGATAAAATATTGTTAGATATATCTAGACCCAATTTTCTAGGTCCGACACCCACATTTATTGTGGAAACCACTGAATTTGTTGTTAAATCAATTTTTCTAACTTGATTACTATCACGGTAACCCACGTAAGCGTAAGTACCATCATTAACCACACTAAAGGCGTAGTTACCACCTGTGTTGATTTTAAGTAATTCCCCATAAACATCTACTTCACTACACGAAGTGAAGTCATATGTAACCCCATGACATTCAAGACAATCCTCACAACCTGAATGTGGGTCAAAATCAGCTAATTCAGTATAGGTAACCGGTTCACTTGGGTCGACGATGTCTGGACTTATTTCATAACAACCCTGACCAGTCGATATATTTGTAGCGTCTCCAACGGTAAATAAGTTTGAGGTCCATACAATATCTTCATGACCATCTAAACAGTTAATTAATTTCTTTTTTTCGTTTGTTGTTGATAAACAATCATCACAGAAAACTCCTGTTTTAATTGGGTTCCCATAGTCAAAAATTAATTCACCAGTTGCTGGTTCACCCTCTATAATACGATTAACTATTCCACAGTATGTGGTAATACCTAATAAGTCCGTAAACGATACTAGGTGATCACTGTAGGTATTATTTGGGAAAGGTATGTAGTATACGTTTTCACTTAAACATTCATAT